ACTTATAGCTGACATAACTAACATATTTGATGATTCATCTACGTGTGCTATTCTCATAGCCTGATTAATTAAGTTAACATCATTATCTACTAAATTGATACCTGCTCTTTTTGCTGCTTCAAACATTCCTTCAGCTGGAGCGCCATCAGCATATCCAACAACAATTCCTTTATCTCTAATACTTTGAGAGATTTGGTCAACTAATCCAACCCTTTGTTGACCCGTCATTGTTTGATTAGCTTGAGTAATGCTTGCTAATTGTCTTCCAATATCTTGATCTCCAACTTTAATATTTTGTAAAGTATCTCTAAATGTTTCTGAATTGTCTAATAAGAAATTAGCTAACTGTTTTGACTTACCTTCATCTAATGACTGATTTGCTCCCCATACTAAGTTAACCCTTGATGCAACTTTGCTTTCGCCTTCACCAGTTCCGGAAACAAAGCTTAATGTAAACCTGTTTAAATCAGAACTCATAATATCTTCCATTGGATTACCTAAATTACCAAACGCTTTTACAGATAGTGTTTGATCAGATATTCTATTAGCAGCTTTATTTTCAGACGTAGAGAATAAAGATGTAAATGGCATCATTGTTTTACTCCCAAAATAATCACCCTGTGTAGTAACGGTTCCCATTCTAGGTGAGTCTTGCATTTTAAAGAATGACAATCCCATCTCTGTAGTAAGATCGGCGTTAGCTGCATAAGCTGCTGTACCCTTTGCTGCTAAACCAATCGAATGAGTAGCTTCAGCTAAACCAACGGAAAAAGCTCTACTTTGAACATTTAGACTAGAGTATGGCAGTCCAGCACCAGCTGCGTTTTTATAATAAGAATCTATTGCTTCATCTGCATATGTTAATGGATTTTCTATTT